AGCAGGATACAGCCAAGACGGCCAAAGCGTGCCAGAAGCAGCTAGAGCGGCCATCCTCATGCTGGTTGCTCATTACTTTGAGAATCGGGACATGCTGATGGCTGAGGCCTTGCAAACGATGAGGCCGTACGAGATGCTTGTCCGTCGATTCATGAGGGCATCTTACCCATGAGCGGATCAGGTCGACCAAGCAGACATCGAGTCGGCGCGATGCGGCATCGTTGCACGATTCAGCAAGAGGCAACAACGCAAGACGCGAGCGGTCAGCCTATTGTCAGTTGGTCCAATTACGTCGTAAATGAGCCGTGCGATTGGAATCCTACGAGCGGCGTGGAAAACATGCGTGGCCGGCAATTGGAGGCAGGGACTAGGGCGGTTTTCGTGGTTCGCTATAGATCAGGCTACGATACGCAAATGAGCGTGCTTTTTGAGGGCGAAAGATACGGAATCACAGCCATTAACCGCGTCGATGGGCTACGCAAATACCTAGAAATCATTTGCTCGGCGGTGCTGTAATGGGAACAACCATTGAGATAAACGAATCACTGATAAAGGCGGTTGACGCTATCCCTCTAACACTTCGCAACGGGCCTTTAGGTAAGTGCCTTGGAGCGTTTGGCGATACGGTCTCGAGGGCTTGCAAATCGCAAGCTAGGAGTTCTCGGGGCGGCAGTCGATTGCGATGGTCGAGAAAGTACAAAAATAATCCGGCATTCCAAAATGATTCACGGGATCACTTTGGAAGTAAGGTTATGCGGAACGGTTTGGCTGTCTATGTTGGGGCGACTTATCCGAAGGGCAACAAACAGCAGTTTGTTATGCCGATCAAGCGAGGGACAAGCTACCAAAGAAATCTTTGGGGCAAGCCCGGCCAGCAAATTCAAAGGACCAGCAAAAAGGGCAAGGCTTACACCATGATTGTTGGGACGAAGCCTCAAACGGCTGATTTTCCGATACAGGACCGAGCAACTGTAAAAGCTTTCGACATCACAAAATCACAAGCTGGACAGGCTTTTTTAAACGAACTGCAAAAGCAAATTAAGGAGCTTCGCCTTGGCTAAAAATCTCGAGTTAACCGCAAAGGTTACGATTGCATCAAGCGGAACGACTTCCGATGCGTTGATTATCAACGGCGGCAAGACGGTGCTTGCAATACGCACCCCTGCAAGCTTGACAGGATCTGAATTCAAGTTCCAAGCATCAAGCGATGGAAACAACTTTTTTGCACTTTACAACGGGTCGACGGAGTATGCTGTAACGGTCGCGGCATCGCGTTATATCGCGGTCAATCCGGATGTTTTTCTCGGTGTCCGGTTCTTGAAGATCGTCAGCGGATCAAGCGAGGCGGCGGCTCGTGAAATCGGCGTTATCAGCGGGGACGTTTAAGCATGTCGGCGATCGGCGAAGCATTGAGGACAAAGCTACTAAGCTACAACGCGGTGACGACATTGGTCGGTCAGCGTATGTATCCCGATGCACTTGTCCAAAACGCTCAGCTGCCTGCCATTGTTTACTATGTGACATCGACAGAACGAGATCACGCTATCGACGGTGTAACCAAATCGGCTCATGCTAGAGTTACATTCGATTGCTACGCAACTACTCGCAGGGTCGCAAGCTCAATAAGCAAAGCGATTCGCGAAACTGGAATTGATTTTTTTCGCGGTACTGTTGACGGATATTCCTTTGCAGGAATCGATTTCGACAGTGCCGACGAATACCTGAACGACACTCCAACCGATGGAAACCAAGAGCATCGGTATTTGGTTAGCTTCGACCTCTTGGTGCACTATGGGGAGCCATAAAGATGCCTGCATTGACTGTACCGACTACTGGACTTGGAGCGACCATTTCCGGAACTGGCTTGATTACCACCAAGCTAAAACGAATTGGCGAAATGACCATCGGAGTCGATCAACTCGACATTACCGACTTGGGAGCGGCTGGATTCGAGTTGCTCCGCCCTGCGGATCTTCGCAAGAATCCAGAAGTCGAGGTTGAGTTCTATTGGCTCGGATCTACGATCCCGTTTACCACGGCGATGATTCCATCGGCTGAGCCTTACGCTGGTATCTCGGTGACGATCACCTTGCCCGGTGCTGGATCTTTCCAGGGGACCGCGTTCGTCAAGTCGGTTAAGACTCCGACGCTCGAAAAGGGCACCATCATGACCGGCAGCTATACGCTCCAGTTTGACGGCGCAACAGACATTACTTTCACGGCTGCTTAATAGGAGCGAGCATGTTTACTTTGGTCAGACAGCAAGGATATTCGGTTGACGGTCGATTGAAAGACCTCAACCAATTTCAGATTGGTGTTAATGGTGTTTTGGTGGGCTATCTGCCATTTGGCAAGGTGGCTCAGATTCAAGCGTTGTTTCAGTTTCCGCACGACGCTTTAACCGACGATGAACTAGCCTCGATCGCATTGCAAGCCGAGGAGGTCCAAGGGCATCAGGTAGAAGTGCAACGGCCAGAACAACACTCTCGCAAGTTCTACGAGGATGCTTTGGAAGCCATCGCAAAGGAGGAATCGGAAGATGAGTAACATCGAAGATGAATTCTTTGCGTTGGTCGAAAGGCCACTCAATACCAAGCCGGTGCTAGTCAACGGCAAGGAATATGTTTTGCACGAACTGTCCGAAGGCGATGCGGCTGAAATGGAAGTCGCAATGCAATCCGGCGGTAAATACGAATGGTCTCGCCATCGTCGCGTTCTCGTTTCGTATTGCTTGCGAGACAAAGAAGGTAATCGCGTTATTGGCGATCCTGACAGGCTCAAGAGCGTGCCAAATCAGATCGTCGGCAAGCTTTACGAGGATTGCCTAGCGTTGTCCTCGTACGATGCGAAAGAGATCGACGACTTAGTAAAAAAATCCGATCCAGCCCAAGGCTAAAGGTTGCCTTTCGGCTGGCATTGGCTTTCGGCATTGCGGATCCATTACGGTGGGTTCGCTCGATGCCTGCGGGACAGTTGAATCAATGGGTTGCATGGGACAAGGTAGAACCAATGGGCGAATCTTGGCTACAAACTGCAACCATCGTTCAAGCGGCTCACTTGGACCTATTTGTTCGGGCTGGTAAAGACTGTCCAGAAATCGAGGATTTTATGCCGGCCAGATACGCTCGCAAAAAGGTTACGCTCAGGTCCATCTTGATGGATGGCGTTGGGACTGCCAAAGAGATGGCCGGGCAGGTAAAAGCAATGTTTGGATTCGGAGGTAAATAAATGGCCCAGACGATCAACATTGCAAACATCAAGATCGGAATGGACGTTGACGAGCTCAAGAAGGGGGGCATGTTTACGCGGGGCGAGTTGGCATCGATTACCAGGCTTGCCAAAGAATCAATCGATCCGTTTGATCGGTATGCTACTGAGATGGAAAAACTTCAGCGTGCCTACAACGCAGGCGGCTTGAGCGCAGAGCGTTTTGCAGCGATCCAGGATACATTGTCCAAAAAGCTAGGCGTTTCCATTCCGATGCAAAACGTAGCGACATACGCACAAGCGATCGAGCAGTTGCGTGTCAAGGTTGCAAACGGATCGATAACAACCGAAGAATTCAAGCGGGCGCAAGCTAATTTGCAGACGCAATTAGGCCAGACGACCAAGGCGGTTAATGAGCAAAAGGCATCGATAAGCAATCAGCAGTCTGCGGTTTCAGCGATCAAGAATCTTGCGTTGACATACGCAGGCTTGAGCGCGGTTGTTTCTGGAGTCAAGTCATCGATCAGAATCGCGGCTGAAATGGAACAATCCAAGGTGGCCTTTGCGGTTATGACCGGATCAGCAGAGCAAGCCACAAAGATGCTTCAAGACTTCCGAGAGCTTGACGTCCAAAGCCCGATTAACTTTGCCGACTTTGCAAGAGCCGGCAAAACAATGCTGCAGTTCGGCGTCAGTTCCGATGCAATCCGGCCAACGCTTGACAGGCTGTCGGCAGTATCTCTTGGCAACTCAGAGCGATTCCAATCGCTAGCATTGGCTTTCGGTCAAGTGCAAGCCAACGGTCGGCTAATGGGTCAAGAAGTTTTGCAGATGGTCAACGCTGGTTTCAACCCATTGCAAGAAATAAGCCGAACTACCGGTATCTCGATGGTAGAGCTTAGGAAGCGAATGGAGGACGGTGCTATTAGTGCCCAGATGGTAGCAAAGGCCTTTGAGACTGCAACGAGCGAAGGCGGAAGGTTCGCTGGCATGAACCAGCAGCTAGAGGCTACGATGGCAGGTCAATTTGCCAAGCTAGATTCTGAAATCAAGTCGGCATCGATTACGCTTGGAAACTCGATGCTGCCTTTGGTTCGGGAGTTGACTGGGCTACTGAGAGATTTTGCAGCGGGTGCTAACGCTGAAGAAAAAACACTTGGAGGTTTCATCGGGTTTGGTGCTAAGACGATATCGGAGGGCTACGGGTTAATCGTCGCAACCTTACGCGGCAAGGGTGGCGAATACCTCGATTCCTTGGACGACCTGAAGGAAGCGGAGCTAGACGCAGCAGCCGAGGCGATGCGAACATCGCAACAGAAAGCCGATGCAAAGGCCAAAGAGAACGAACAGGCCAAACAGATGGCAATGGAAGCTGCCCAGCGTGCTCAAGCAGAAAAAACCAGACTTGCGGAACTTGAAAAGACGATTGAGCTAAACAAGCAAGTCGGTCAGTCTATGTGGTCACTTCGGGACGAGTTTGACAAGTTGACGCTTGGAGAGCAAGCAGCGACTGAAGCAAAACAGCGGCATCAAAAGTGGACCGAAAACGACATTGCAATGTATCGCAAGCTAAAGGATCAAGTTGAACAGGCTCGCAAAGCCAAAGAAATGGAGGCTGAAGCGAGCAAGCTTAAGGATGACTTGCAAACCCCGCAAGAGAAACTTGGCAAGGAACTCCAAAGGCTTGACGCGTTAAAGGCAATGGGCCCAGATAAAGGCATTAACCAGCAACAGCTTGACGCACTTTCGATGCGAGCGGCTGAGCGTTTTTCGGTGAAAGAAGACATTGCAAAAAACATCGCTCCAGCGATCAAGGCGGGGACCAAGGAGGCTTACCAATTCTTGCAACGCGAAAACGTTCAAGCCAAAGAGAAAGCGGAGCAAAAAAAGATGCAAGAGGAACTGCTTAAAGAGGCAAGGGAAGCAAACAGGCTTGCCAAAGAGTCTCCAGCGATTAGATTTGCGAGGTAAACATGGCTAACGAATTAGTAGGTGCGGAACTTCGCAAGGGGTCAGGCTTTTGTCGCAAAGGTCAAGGGTTTCAACTGATCTTTGGTGAGACTTGGAATTACCGGGTAAAAACCGATCAAGTTACCAGCGATCGGTTTGATGTGCTTTACAACACGCCTGGATTACCAAGGGCCGGCTTGCTTTATGGTCCTCTTGGGCTTATCTGTGACGAGGTTAATGGCGATCGTGAGGAAAAGCACGCTCTATACTGGCTAGTCACGGCTCGGTTCCAGACTGGCACAGAGGAGCAAAAGCAGAACTCCGAACAGAATCCAGACCCGACAACATGGATTCCAATCTTCAAAATTGATTCCTATATCACCAAGGAGAAGATCCTAAGCAAAGACAGATCGACTCCGGCAAAATATCCGGTCAACTCCGCTGGCACTCCATTCGATACACCGTTGACTCAAACCAGTTCGCTATGCCAATTTTCGTTCGTTCAGTTTGAGGATGCTGCGCTTAAGCTCAAGGATTTTTTGGATCGAAATGATACAGTCAACAGCGCAAGCTTTGACGCACTCGGTCAAACGTTTGCAGCTAGGACGCTACTAATAGAGGTGCAAGAATCTGAGCTTGGCTCATACGCTGGCGTTATTGCTTGGAGAGCCAAATACAAGGTGACCTATGATCCAGATACACACGACGAGGTGAGGGCCGACATCGGGCCGTTTTATCTCGATGGTGGAAACAAGAAGCGATACATGGACGACACGAATACATTCCCGATGGTTGGGGCGTTAAACGGCTCAGGTGCCAAGGCAACCAATCCGGCTGAATTGTCGTTTAGAGTAAAAAAAGAGATCAACTTTTCGTCGTTTATCAGGACCTCCTAGCATGGCCAATGAAACGCTCTACGCTTTCAACGAGGCTGACAGCCAAGCATTGCTGCAAAGCATTGGAGCGAAAGCGTCGGGAGGCTCTAATCAACCGGATCACGTTTCAACTTCCGACACGCTGCTTGCGACAGCCACGAGCACGATAACAGGCAGGGCAGGGACGACGCTCGGCACTGGCACAGCAATGGCCAAGCAGATATCATCAGCTGGAGTGCTAAGCGATCTTTTTACCATAGACGTTGTCAATCCAGGGTCGGCGATCGCCAACGCATCAACGCTCATTTGTTTTCGCGTTGGCAACCGATGGGTTGCGGTGGAGATTTGCTAGATGTCAACAATGGGAAACTGCTGTTGTGATTGTTGCCTAAGCGTAGAGGAAATGCCATACGATTCAGTAACGCTTATCGCACCGGCTGAGGATTGCAACGGAGGGCTTGACGGCGAGGGCGTCGGCGTTGGCGGTGGTGGAGCAGGTATAGGAGATCCCGAAGATCCTTCGGCTAGCTTCGTGCGTTTTGGATGCTGCGAGGTTGCTAGGTTTAACCTCAATTGCCAAGAGTGGTCCACCGAACATTG